CTCAGGGCCGCCTGGTGACTGGCCCCTTGCTTTTTCAACAGGTCGGGCAACGCTGCCAAAACAGCCTCGTAATCGACCAACGTCTCGCGTTTTTCCGCCGCCACGCGGTCAACGGTGAGGCGGTCAACAGCCAACTGCAAATCGCGCACTCTGGTCAGCAGTCGCTCACGTTTTGGTTCCAACTTAGCATTTGCCTTGCCAGCGACCAGCGCCGCTGTGATCTGATCGGTCAGGTCAGCAATCTCACCTTCAGATGATTTTATCTGGGCACGCAGATCGGCAACTTTGGCGTCGATTTCGGCAACTGACATATCACTGCCGAAGCCCTTAACAGTGGGCTTCATGAGGCCAGGCATCGCCAATTTGCGTAGCGCGCGCTCGCGCAAGCCTCGCACTGACTGATCGTACATAGCCCGCATTTCGTCAGACATGGCTTACAGCCCTATGCCAGTCCGGGCGATTGCTTCAGCGCGCGCTTCTGGACTATCCCACGCTTCCTCGTCCGGGCCATTGCTGCCCGGCGCGGTCAACTCAGAGATCAAAATCTCCACATCCGCTGCCTGTTTGGTCAGCGTGCTAATCGCCCCCCGTAAAACATCCAGCCTGCCACTGGCATCAGCGCGGGTTTCAATTCCGTACAGTTTTTTGAGCAATACGATTTCAGCTTGTGTTGCCATGTTCGTTGCTCCTATTCACTCGAAAACAGATACAAAATCACAACGCATAAATCCTGACACCTGCAATAATCCAAAGTCTCCGAATGAAGACACGTCGCACCTCATAACAAAAATAATCATCGAAAAAACGTCCATGCAATATCATCCGGGTTGCGCGCCACGAAGCCGCACAGCGCCATTGCCGCCTTAAGCTCACCGTTGCTTACCTGCCAGCCAACCTCACGAGTTACCCGGCGAGCAATCGCCACGCTGGTCAATGACCATGAACACAGCGTATCGACGGGCTGGTCAGCTACCCACGCCAGCAATTCCATTTGCCGGGCGTCTGGCAACTCGTAAAATCGCTCTGGGCTGTCTTCAGGGCGCGGATCGGCCCGTAACATGCCCCTTGAGTTGGCAATTTGTCTATCACTGGACATTTTCATCGGCCTTTCCGGGGCAAAATGGCCCTCCCACGCACGCGCCGAGAGCTTCGCTCTCTAGTCCATAAAGTTTTTGGCCGCACAAGAAATCCCTCACGAAACGGCCCTCCGCAGCGGTTTTGGGGCTAAAAGAGCGTCAAAACTGGCGGCTAAAACGCGCACAGCGCCGTCCCAGCGTGCTTCCACGTAATGCGGGCGTTCCGAGTCGCCGTGTCGTTCCGTGTGCCGCTCTAGGGCTTTCCAGGCCATAATCCGGCTTTCGCGTTGGCTGCGGCGTTTGCTGTGGCGTGGCGTGAAGACAAGACGGCCCACACGGTGCAAACCCGCGCCCAGTGATTGCTCACTAGCATCCCCACAAGGCGGTATAGCCGAAGTATGTTCGGCTGCACTGCTCTGAGGGGATAATGCGGGCTGGTTGGTCGTCTGTGCTTCCAAAACACGCCGCGCGGCTTCTCGCCGTTTGCGCGGGCCGATGTGATGCTTGCGTTCCCGGTGACGGCCTGCCGGGGCGTTGTAGGCGTTTGTGTGCCGCCAGCGTGTGCGGGTCTCCCAGCGATATTTACCGTCTAAGCCACGCACTTTCACGCGCACGGTATAGGCGTGCTCTGGAGCGTGCGGGCTGTCGATTTCATCCTCGACGATGGTTTTCACCGTCTCGATGCCTGCGCGCTTCTCCCAGTCTAGCAGTGTCGGCACTGAGCGGTTGAAGCGCCGGGTCAAAATGTCCCGCCCGATATTCTCAGTGGTGTCGGCGTTGCCGTAGTGCCAGATGCTCAGACCCTCCGCCTCAAAATCGGCTATCGTTCCGGCAATGCTCACACTGACGTTACGAGCGCCGGGCGCGTTGGTTTCGATGACATCCGCACGGCCCATGTCTACGGCGTTGGCTGTCAGCCATTTAGTCACCCGCTTTTGACCTCTGATGGAAAGGCGGTCTTTGCCCAAGTTCCACCAGTCGCCGTTGCCCTCTGCCAGCCAACGGCGGTAGCTTCGCGTGCTGATTTTTGCGCCGCTCGCAATCAGCAGCTCGTATAGCGTGGCTTTGTCGATCTTGCCGCCTGTGTTGTGTTCGCGGACGTAAGCCAGGAATGTAGCCCACACGCGCAACTGTGGCGCGCGGTATTGGGCTATCGCTTCCGCTGCCAGTTCGTAATCAAGTTCTATGGTCAGCGTCGGCTGTGGTTCGGGCTGTTGCTCTTGCTCCCGGTACGCTGCAATATCCGCCAAGCGCACTTTGTCCATGCCGTGATTGAAGCCGTACTCCAGGCCTATTGCCCAGCGACGGGTTGCTGATACCGATTGCCCGCTTAGGCGTCGATAAGTGCAATTGCTGGCGGTTGTGATCTGTCGGTGAGCCGAGAGGAATAAGGGGTAACGGTTATTAGACGGCACAGGCTCAACATCACGGCTTACTGGCTGTGGTTCGGGGCGTGGCGGCGCTTGCGGGCGCTTTTTAGGCTGTGGCGGTGCGGCCTGCTGCTGTTGGCGTTCGTTGCGGGCGTCGGGACTGGCATTGTAGCAACGTGCCAGGAATTCGCCGACTTGCTCTGTAGTCCAGGGGATTTCTACGGGGGGCGCGTCATAGGCGCGGTGGGATTGGGAAGTAACCGCGCCTGGACGCTGACCTGATGATTTGCTTGGTTGCAAACCTCCCGTTTTGGGGATATTATGAGGGTAGCCGCCCTGTGGCGGCGAAACAACTGACATAGGATTTCCCAATCCCTGTGTTTGTAAATCACCTTGTGAGCGCCGACTTCTACTCGGCGTTCGCGCTTTTTCAGCGCCTCACACACTCAATTGTCCGCTATTCAGCCGTAAATCGCAAGCAAATTCGTTCGCGATTAAATATTGTTTCGCGAACGTTTGTAGCCTTTTATCATCGTTGTGGCCGCCTTCGCTTGGGCTTGGCTGTCTTTGCCGTCCATTTGCCGCAAAAACTTCTTATCCCACTTATCGAGCTTCTTTTGCTGCCTCAGTTGCTTCATAATGGCTTGCACGGCCTCAGCCAATCCATAGCCAGCTTCATCGTATTCATTCAGTTGGCTTCCAAAACGCATTGTTTTTAGGTTCGCACCAGTTGATCCCTTTTTGCGGCCCGGTAGTTTCGTGATTTGCGGCAGCACGTTACGACGCTCGAACTCGCGTGCCATGCGGCGTAACGTGCTGCCATCATATGGCGGATTGTGCAGCTCGGCTAAGCCGATGAGGAAACCCTTCACAATTCTCCCGACCGCATCCATGCCTTGCACATCTACGGGCAACCCCGCCACAATCGTTCGCATAGCGTACCACGTGCCGCTAATCTCATCGATCAATTCACGCTCTAATTCGCCACGCATCATATTATCTGTGCCGATGCGTGCGGCGGTGATAATGCGGCGGAAAATGCCATCCAGCTTTTGCTCGCGCTCTTTATAAGGCTGTTCCACATTGCGGTCTAATTCACGCTCGACAATCAATGTTTCCATGTCCGATAACGGGCGGTTGGGATCGTCAATCGTATATTTGCCTTCACGCTTGATTAGGTGTCGCGGTTCGTTCATTTCAGCACCTCAAATGTGTCTTACGTGCCGATTGCTCCGCTTAATCGGCGCGTAAATCCTAGCCACTCGCCAGCGCCTGGACGCTCGCCATGAAGTTGTGCGCGCTGTGGCCGTCCTGAATGGGCTTCATGACCAGTGTATCGCCAGCGTCATCAGCGAATACGGGCGCGGGCAGCTTGGGCAGTGAAACCATTTCAGGCTTGCCGTTTTCCTGGCGCAAGAGCAGGCCCTCAATGGTGGCTAAACGCTCGGAAACGGCATTATCATTGCCGCCATTATCGCCCCTGCGCTGTTCTTGAATTTGGGCCACAATGCCAGGAAAAAGCTCCTGGAGAACGGAAATATCACCGTCTTTCAGGCTAAAAAACAGACGCAAAGCATCCCGTATCCAGGGCTTGAATAGCCGCCGCTGTTTCAGGGCGTCCAGTTGTTCAGCTAGTTCATGCTCCAGGGCTTTAGTAACGTCAAGGTGAAACCGAAATTGAAAGCGCATACGACCATCAAGCGACATAGTTAGTCTCCTTTGGTTTTGGTGTTAGCACCAATGGCGTTAGCACCTTGCCGTATATTTTGCCGCAAAATTCAGCTATTCGCAAGTCGCATAAGCAAGATAACACAGCTAAGTCCGGCAAGCTTGCGCAAACTTGCGCAAGTTTTCCATCAGATGTTACAGTTGGTTTATGACATACACCACGCAACACATTTGCAGCATGTTCAAGATTTCCCACCAGACGGTGAAGAATTGGGCTAAGGAGTTTCAAGCCTACTTATCGCCAACGGCCACACCTGCCAAAAAGCGGCAGCGCGTCTACGTCGATGATGATATTCGGGTGTTTGCCTTAGTTTCTGAATTGAAAAATCAGGGCAACCGCTACGATGAAATTCACGCGGCATTGGGAGCTGGGCAGCGCGGTGATATACCACCGAACGCCGGTGAGATCATACCCTCGCCGCCCCCGGCGCAAATCGCTATTTGGCAGGAGCGGGCCAGAGAATTAGAGACACAAATAAAAGCAGCTCGGACGGAAGCTGACGAACAGCGCGGGCAAGTCAAACTGCTCAAAGAACAACTCACCGAAGCTCGGCAAGAGATCAAAGGTCTTTATAAAGAGATTGCCAAATTTGAAGCCGGGCAAGGCGGGCAGCTAAATGCGAGGTAGGCGAAATGGAGCTTGTATATCTACGGTTTGACGATAACGGAGAAGTAAACGTGATGCACGTCCTGGTACGCAAAGCAGGCGATACGACAAATATAACCGGTATGGCTGAGAAACACGGCTTCACACCCACCGCGCGGCTTGTCGAATACTGGATATTTGCATTGGGCGGGCCGCTGAAATCAGACAGCGGTTACAGTTCACAATTCATCGAAACATCACAATTCAAGCGGCGCTGGGAACTTGTCGAGCAAGTCGAGTAGCTATCGCGCTGGCGGCGGTGCTGCTGACAAGGAGCGCGGGTGAGGGGGGCAGTGTAATGTTTATCGAAACGGTATTTTTCGCAACTATGCGCTAAAATCCCTCCACCAACAAACTGGAGGGTTGAAAATGGCTGATCCAGAATATTATCTGAACCGGGTAAAAGCCTTAGAGTTTTCAGTATCAGCATCAAGCGTCGATGAGGCAAAAAGGGTAAAGAAACAAGTCACGCAAACCCAAAAACAGCTAAGGCAACTCAAAAAAGAAATTAACCTAGACATGAAAAATATCCGCGCGCATTTCAAAGAGCGTACAGCTTCCGCTGGCAGCACCTCATCAGGGCTGCTATCAATTTTCGGCAAGAGGAAAACGGCGGGAACAATGAGGGCACATGCCAAGAGGGGCGTAGCGAAAGAACGCGATAACGCACTGCAACCATACGAACGCCTCAAGTTACATATAGACAACCTATTGCTAAAAGCGGACGCGGCTAAAGATACCCTGGATGACTATATCCAAGAGGGTTAACAGGCGATAAAAGCCCCCCGCAACACCCGCCTGGAAGCCCTGACAGGCCCGCCACGCATCGCGGGCCAAAATATCGCATCGGCGTAAGCGGCGCGCAAATCGGCGCTGTGGGGCTGTTTGCGAGCTATTCGGATGAAGAGATGCTATAGTTGATCGCACTGTCAAATTATCATCCGAAAGGGGTGCAAAAATGTCAGCAATTGTCGCCGTGTTCGATGTTCCGGGAATGACATCGGAGCAGTATGACCAAGTTAATCGGGACCTGGAAGCTGCAGGTGCAGGCAGCCCCAGGGGGCGTCTATATCATGTAGCAGCTTCCACATCTGATGGCTGGTTTGTAACAGATGTTTGGGAGAGTGGTGAGCACCTTGACAGCTTCGGCGAGACCCTCGTACCCATTCTTCAAAACAATGGCGTGACACCAGTAGAGCCTCAGATTTTTCCAGTTCACAACATAATCACTTAATCCAGCAGCCGCAACCCGGCACACAAAAGCCCGCCGACCGGAGAATGCCGTAGGCTTCTGGGGGCACTTGCGGCTGGTCAGCGGGCCTTGCGAGGTTGCACCATCAGCATACACCCGTTGCGCCTGGCAGGGCAAGCAAAACGCCCCCGGCTGGGGGCGCATGGGTCAGCGGGGTAGGGGGAGACACTGTCCTCACCATCGAAACGATATCACTCCGATGTTTGTGACTTTTCTTCATCGGGTTGGGGTTGGTTTGGACGGCTGACTTTCTCCAAAACTTCCAAGAAATCCTTGCGAGTTAATTCTCCCTCTTGATGGTACTCGACATATGACCGGATTATCAAATTTTCATTTGACTTCAGCCAGTTATTAGAGGTTAATGTCTCAGTCTGTGGATTATCCATGCTCTCCTCCTATTTGTTTCATTTGTATAGGCTTAAACCCTTCTGTACGTGTGATTGTAGCTACGTCTATTGCGCCTCCAACACCCCGTATACTGACGAGCCATTGCTGAATGTCAGCGGTAGTGCGGATCAAAAAAATTGATAGATCGACACAATCTTGCAGCGGCAAAAACTGGTATGGAATACGCAGCGACAGCGTAGAATCCAAATGGCTTTCTAATGACTGCCGTTGTTCATCGGTTAATTTAAGGTGTTGTTGGACTTCATTTGTCAAACGGGGATCAAAACCCTTAATTAGTCTTGATGTATATTCCATCTGCCCACCCCAAGTTAAGCCAAAAAGGTCTCCAGGACTTTGTTCCACAGGCGCTGGGCTTGAAGGGATTTCTATTTTGAATACGCGACCATAGGGTTCCCCCTTGTCATATCCCCCAACAAGAAAAACCATGTCTGCCGCTGTATAGTCGGATGGCATCAATGCTTTCCACTGGTCAAGGAAAAATTCGCTTAGTTTCTCAGCAAACCGTTGAACCTTCATCTGCTGTTTATTGCCTTTTAGCGACGCCTCAAATTCAGGCAAAAAACTATGTGCTGTACGCGGGTGCTGTTGCCCTATTGCGCCTGCCCCGTATGTGACTGCTCCCACAAATTTCTGATTACTCACCTGTAGAAGTTTTGTAGCATTGTCGAACGTTGCGGGCAAAAGTCTAATGTTGTCGCCGTCTTGTATTTCTGCCGTTAGCGTGACACGACTATCCGCAGCAAGCACAATACCTTCTGGCCCTTTGAATACTAGACCTAATGACATAAAATCCCCTAAGCCCAGGATAGGTATTTAAATTATATCAACTCTGGCTGAGCCTACCGTGTATATGGACCTACCGGTCACGGGTTTTTCACGGTAGCAATTACCAGAATTGATATTATACCCTGTTTACAGGGCGCTAATCCAACTTGACGCCTTCGTTGGCAATCCTGGCCGCCTCGACATAACGGCGGGGCATCGCCAGCGAGTTCCAGCCGCCGCCTTCCTGCAAGGCAAACGGGTCAGTGCCGTTGGCCGCCGCCGTCGTGGCCCAATAGTGGCGGCAATCATGGGCCGACAGGCCGTACAGTCCTACGTCTTCACCCAACACCTGGACGCGCTTAGTTATAGCCCGCACCGACAACCCGGCCTCAGTGAGCTTGCCGCCTTTACGGCTGCCACGCAACAGCGGCCCGGCGGCGGGCGCGTCGCCCCAGTCGAGCCATGCTTTCACAGCGCGGTAGCTGTCGCGGGTCAACTGGTGAGTTTGCTCTTTATCGACTTTCGGGCGGTAAAAGGTGAACGTCCCGGCGCGGGCATCAGCGTCCAAATCGAAGTCGGTAACCTGCAATAGAGCGACTTCACCACAGCGCAGGCCATGTTCTAGCAGCAATGCCATCAAAAGGGCGTCACGGCGGCCCTGTGGCGTTCCTGGCTGGTCTTTGAGCCTGTTGGCTTGCTTGCGGCTAATCGAACGCGCCTCGGCCTTTTTGTGGCCCACACGCCGCGCCACGCCTTCAGTCTCGCGTTGTTCATCGATGTGTTTGGCTTCTGTCCGGCGATAACCTGAAACAGCCTTAATCAGCGCGTAAGTCGTATCGTCAATGCCCCCGGCTTTGAAAGCGAGTTTGGCGTAGGTCTTGACCGTCGATAGCCGCACGTTGGCCGATGACACGGCGTAACCCTGGCCCAGTTGCCAGCGCACAAAGCCAGCGACCAGCCCCCACGTGACGCCCGCCCAAGCGTCGGCTTGGGTCGCCAGCGCAGCGGCGTGGCTGTCGCGGCGCACCGCTTCGATGGCTTGTACCGCGACCAGATACTTGGCAAACAACTTCAAGTCGGCATCCTGGCGGCGGCGCGTGTTGGGCGCTTTGCGTTCGCGGTAGTCATCGAAGACTTGCGCTTGTGCTACGGCGTCGGCGACTTGTCCGGCCAGGGCCAGCGAGCTTTCATGTTCAGGCAGGGGTATAATCTGATTGGTAGCCATTGTGGTTTGCTCCTTTTGGCTATCGGCCCGGTTGCTGTTGATGGCAGCGCCGGGCGTCTTATTATGCAATAGATACCGATTTACTTAATTAATCAGCCCTTATTCTAGCATTAAAACAGGCGCACTGTCAAGCAAAAAAAGAGAGGCTGCTCACCGCGTGAACAGCCCATCCACGTAACCGCAGAAACTCGCAACTGGGCAGCGTAACCAACTACCCAGTCAAGCTCAAAATTGTTCGCGCGGCTGTAAGTTCTGTGGCTGTAAATGCCGCCCTCTAGCGCCCCTTCCGCGCACAATAACCCGCATAGCAGGACGCGGCGCCCGCTTACCCGCGAAGACCGCCAGCATCGATGCGATTACCGTATCGTCATGCATCCCCGACGGCGCGCTGTAGCGCCACAAGCCCGAAGGCAAGACCTCGCCCGCGTAAGCCTGAAGCTCGCCAACCAACGTGGCATCGGGAATGATCTGCAAGTCCTGATTTTCCAGCTTCAGGGCGAAGGCGTCCACCAACTCTGATTTGGTCACATTGCTCATCGTAAAAGCCTGGACGGGCAAGCCCTCTTTTTTCAACTGCTCGATCAAAGGCTCGCCAAAACTGTTTTTCTCACACAACATCACACGCGGCTTCCAACGTTCAAAGGACAGGCGCACGCGCTTTAGCTGGCGCTCGAATTCAATGCCGGTGAAGCGTTCGATATTGACGATTTGGCCCAGTGTCATGTCATAGGTGGCAATCACCGTGAAGTCATGATGTCGGCCCCAGTCGATGCCTTGCGCGTATTCGTGCTCAGCATCCCCAGCGGTTTGCCGGGTAGCCGTCGCCGCGTCGCTCACGCCGATGAACACGCCGGAGCCATCGGCCACAAATTGCGCGTCCCATTCCTGCTGAAATTTAATCGCCGGTGTACGGTCTTTTGCCAGCACGTAGGCGCGTTGTATGGTCGGCATGGGATTCTCGCTGGTCGGCAGTTGCCACGCGGCGCTGTGCTCGCCGTCCAGGTTGGCCGCCTGCCACTGGGAAAAATACCAATTCATGCCGCGCGGCGTGGTAATCGCAATCAGGTCGCCATCGTAATCGGCCAGGGTCGGCTCTAATTGCGTATGAAAAATCTCAGCGTCGATGCGCGCGGCCTCATCGATAATCAGCAAGTGGAAAGCCTCGCCCAAGATACTGTCGGCACTATCCATGCTGTAAATCGAAAGGAAGCCGCCGTTACTGAATGAGACCGTGAGGTCTGACTTATTGATCTTGGCAAGCCCGCGCGCAACCAGCGGCTTGACCGCCAACTCGCAGAAGCGCCAGAGCGGGCGGGAATTTTTGTAGAGCGGCACGCACCAGGCGACGTAGCCGCCACTGGAAGCCGTCGCCAGCCCCACAGTGCCGCCCAGTACGGTCTTGCCCCAACGCCGCCCACAACACAACCATTTGCGCTTAGCCGGGTGCTGGGCGATGCTCCACTGGTCAGCCCTGAGCCGGGGCAGCTTCAGCGTCGCCTGGGGCGAGCGCCGCGATTGCTTTCCTGTAGTCGGTAGGCTCAATTTTTATGTCTCCATTTTCGGCCATGCGCAGCTTGTACGATTGCTCCACGCTGACATTCAATCCAAACAGGCGCGCCTCCGTTTCGATCAAGCGCACCCAACGATCTATCGCTGGTAAGTCGCCCGCGATAACCTTACTGGCAATCGCACGCATCGCCATTCCGATACGCTCTTGCTCGATTGCCCGCAACTCTTTAGTGAGGTCGCTTCCCTCTTGCGCCAGCTCTTCCAGGGCAGCAGTCACATAGGTGTGGGCCGTCGCGAGGCCGATGTTCAACTGCCCGGCGATAGCGCGGTAGGATAACCCAGCCGCCCGCAGGCGCAGGGCATTATTCTGATTTTCTTGCGCCACAATTGCTTTAGCCGCGCCCCTTTTTCCTTGCGCCATGTCACTTATCCCTTCGCACTAAATCGCTTCCGGCTCAACATCGATCAGGGTGTCTGGTACTGACAGGCGCACAGTTTCAAACTGCGCCCGCTGTAGTTCAAGCGTCGCATCGTCGGCTAGCTCTTGTGCCTTATCGCGCCCATAAACGCCCGCCACGCGCTTTTTAAGCCGACCTATGCTATTCAGAGCCTCACCCGTCTCTAGCACAGCCTGGCGGTGGCTACGCAAAGCTCTCAGGGCCGCCTGGTGACTGGCCCCTTGCTTTTTCAACAGGTCGGGCAACGCTGCCAAAACAGCCTCGTAATCGACCAACGTCTCGCGTTTTTCCGCCGCCACGCGGTCAACGGTGAGGCGGTCAACAGCCAACTGCAAATCG